TTATGCAACCTCTGCCGCCATATTGTCGCCAACATACAGCGATAACGGATTGAGGGTTACAGCTTGTTCAAGGTGGTCAGGAGCAAAGTGCGCATACTTCATTGTTTCTCGAATATTGGCATGTCCGAGAATTTTCTGCAGCACCAGTATATTCCCTCCGTTCATCATAAAATGCGCACCAAAAGTATGACGCAAAACGTGCGTCTTCTGCCCTTCCGTCAATTCAATATTCGTTAGTTTGAGCATCTTTTTAAACTCCTGATAGCAGGGTTTAAACATTCTGCCTTGACGTACGGACAACTCGTCGTACAGCCATTTAGGAATAGGAACTGTGCGATTCTTCTTACCTTTGGTTTTGGTAAACGTCAGTTTATATGGAGAAAGTTGAGGGCGGGTCAATCTCTCCGCTTCCCCCCATCGAGCGCCGGTTGCAAGGCACACCTTAACAATCATGGTGAGGTCTTCTTTGCCGTATTGCTCGCAGGCTCGAAACAGCTCCGGGAGCTGAGACAAAGTTAGCCAGGACATTTCTTTCTCAGCTTCTTTGAATACTCGGATCCCATCAAGTGGATTGGGTAGGCTCCACTCCCCTAACCGGCGGAGCTCATTAAACACTGCTTCTAGATATTGTTGTTCGCGATTGACGGTTATAGGTTTGGCGATCCATTTCGAGGGGTCTTTATGATAACCATTATCTATTTCACCACGTAATCGACGGTCACGATAATGAGCCCAGTCTTTCGCGGTAAGGCGAGATGCAATCGGGTCGCCAAGTCCATTACATACGATTTGAAGCTTTGCAAACCTCGACTTACTGGCGACTAACGCTTGACCGTGCAAATTGTGCCAAAGCTGAATAATCTCGCTTAAGCGTCGGCGGTCTTCTTTCTTGCCGAGCCACGGCTTATCTTCACTCTCGCTTTTGGTAAATGCTTCGAATGCCTCGGCCTCACCTTTGGTATTGAATTGCCGACGTATACGCCGCCCTTCTCGACCATTTGGATAGAGCTCGCATAACCATTTGCCATTTTTTTGCTTACTTACAGTCATAATGTCACCGAAGCAACTCTAATTATTCGCAAAGTGCTGTTGCGGCATCCATTACAGGATCCAAAGGAATTTTTACACCTGCATACTCTGGACTGTCTTTCCAAACAGCATCAATATTGCTCCCCTCAAGCTTTCCAGACTTTACTCCATCAATAGCTAAACCATTTAATGGGTATCGGTCATCAGTTGCTTTGTCGTACACAAAGGCATACTTACCGTTGACGCAAGACACCGTAGCTTTCTCAAAAGTTAACGGCCAATCATCACCAAACTTAGCGCCGTCTAAATCCTGTGTTTTTTCAGCGGCTAAGGAGCCAAAAGAAAAGGTAAGAAGCATAGCTAAAAAGAGTTTACGTTTCATAATTTCCCTTATACGTGTTTTTCCAATGTGAAAACCACAACCCCGACAGGCGTAATGTCGGTAATGTTGCATTCAAACTCAGCAGACTTATTTGACAACCTGACTTTTCCACCAGGTAAACGAATTACATCAAAAACATCAAGAGCGCCGTCGATATCGATTAACCAGCGGCCATTACTTATATTCGAAGCAGAACAGTCGACAAGCCAAGAGGCGGCCACACCGTCAACAAAAATCAATTCCCCTGAGTTAGAAGGAATCATTGAGGGGTCAGGCTGCCACGTTCCTGCATCCTTAAGCTCACCAGATTCAAGGCGAGATTTTTTAATAGAAAAACCAGATGTGACACCTTCCCTGTTAGCTCGCATTTGCCCCTTGCCTGTTGCTAACCATTCCAGTGACGTATCGGTATCAAGAGCGCATGTAACAACAACATCACCGGGGAAAAAATCTCGCCTTACCCATGTGCTAATTGTGCCAGAGGAAATGCCGAGCAAATCACCAAGCTCCTTTTGCATGGTAAAGCCGTACGCATCAAGAATCCTACGCAAAACGGTTTTACCACCATTCGTCATAATCTCGTCATAAAGCTCTTTGCCTTTTAACTTGCAACTGGCACGCTCGTAATTTGCATTTGCAAGCTCTCCATTTACAAGCCAATTGATATCAGCTCCCGTGTCAAGACAACACCTAACTATGACGTTGCCAGGTATTGCATCACGCTGAACCCAGCCGCTAACGCTGTGTTTAGCGATACCTAGCAGGTCAGCTAAATCCTTTTGCATCTTGACGCCATAGGCTGACATTAAGCGTTCCAATACGCCGTTCGTTGCACCAACACGCCACTGAACATCAAGCTCAGAACTCATAAAAACCCCTACAGATAATTTTATGGGTGTTTACAGAAAACTTTTTACGATCTATAGTGGCATTCATCGACCAAGATGCACGCCACTGCACTACATTTCAAACAACAGGAGATAATGCGATATGTCAGATGCAAAATCAATCTCGACGCATGATTCGCAAAACTCACAAAATCAAACTGTGCTGTTAGATCCAACACAATTTGATGCCATCGTCACCGCCATGCTGCCAGCTCTACAGACAATGATTCGCTCCGCTATGTCAGACACAATGACAGTGAAAGACTTTGCCGCCACACGCGGTGTAAGCGAGCGTCTGGTCTGGCAATGGCTCGATGAGGGCATTCTTCTCAAAGCTCCGACCAAAGACTTTTCCAACAAAGAGGAAGCCGGTAAACGAAGCCGCACCCTCGTAAACGTGAAAGCATGGCGCGACAAACTAACCCAACAAGCAATTGATTGTCGTTACATCGACCAGCGCACCGCTCTCAACTGAATTTGATTATGCAAGTTAGAGGGAATTTAACCATGTTTGATTTTCAGATTTCCAAACACCCACACTATGACGAAGCGTGCCGGGCTTTTGCACAGCGTCACAACATGGCGAAGCTGGCCGAGCGTGCGGGTATGAACGTTCAAACGTTACGTAACAAGCTCAACCCGGAACAGCCTCACCAGTTCACACCGCCTGAATTGTGGCTACTGACAGACCTGACCGAAGACTCAACCCTCGTTGATGGTTTTCTGGCGCAGATTCATTGTCTGCCATGCGTGCCAGTTAATGAGCTGGCTAAAGACAAATTGCAGTCTTATGTCATGCGCGCAATGAGTGAACTCGGCGAACTGGCAAGCGGTGCGGTATCTGATGAACGTCTGACTACTGCCCGTAAGCACAATATGATTGAAAGCGTTAACTCCGGCATTCGCATGTTGTCATTGTCGGCTCTGGCGCTGCATGCACGCCTGCAGACTAATCCAGCAATGTCGAGCGTGGTCGATACCATGAGCGGTATTGGCGCATCGTTTGGTCTGATTTGAGGTGCATATGCTGAAAAGTGAACCGTCATTCGCGTCTCTGCTCGTTAAGCAAAGCCCCGGCATGCATTACGGCCACGGCTGGATCGCTGGTAAGGACGGCAAACGCTGGCACCCGTGCCGCTCACAGTCCGAATTATTAAAAGGGCTGAAAACAAAGTCGCCGAAATCGTCAGGCTTTTTAATTATTCGTATTGTCCACTTTGTAATTAAAGGAGTGAAACATGTCACGCGATGAATTAAGAATTGTTTTGGGTGCCATGATTCCAAATATGGAGGAAGGTTTTGAAATTAAAACCCGCGACGGCGCAATACTTCGCGTTGACCCTGAGTGGGAGTGCTGCAAAGAATTTAAGGATGGATTGAAAGCCGAAATCATCAAGCAGTTAAAAAGCAAGCCTGCTGTTGTATTTGGATATAGTTAATTAATTAAACGTAATTACTTGGCGTAAACCCGCCGGGCATTCTTTTGCCAAAAATCAGGAGGATATATGAGTAGAACTATTTATTTATCAACGCCGAGTAGTGCTGGCGACCACGTGCTGGAGTCTTTGTTTAAAGAAGCCAAAAAAGAAGAGCGCAAAGACCGCGCTCTCGCCGTTTCAATCCGTCTCGAAGCTCTGGCCGTTCACATTACCAACTCAGATATGACCGGCAAAGAAGCGGCCGAACTTCTGCGCCGCGAAGCCACTCGCTACGAAAACGAATCACAGGAACTGCACTAATGGCCGACACAATTGATTTAGCCCAACAGCGTGAGCAGGAAGACCGCGAACGCTACATCAACAAAGCGCGCAGCCATATCGCTGCGCCTTCTCGTTTCCTCTGCGAAGAATGTGACGCACCAATCCCGGAAGCTCGCCGCATTGCGATTCCGGGCGTGGCCTTTTGCGTGACATGTCAGCAAATCGCGGAGCTCAAACACAAACATTACAGGGGCGTATAAATGGGTATTCGTATCGAAGTCGGCGACAAATGGGTAATTACCAGCGACCAGTATCAATTCATCCTGAATGAAAAGAAAGTCGCTCAATCCGGGAAAAAAGCTGGCGAGGAATGGCTCGACATTATCGGATATTATCCGAAGATTAACCAACTTATTTCCGGTCTGGCACATCACTACATCCATAATTCGGAGCTTCAAACTCTGAGTGACATTGCCTCAGAAATTAAGAAGTTGGCGATGTTATGTGAGTCAGCCTTTCGTGCTGGGATTGCGAAATAATATATGGTTAAGGGCGTGGCAGACGTTATTCATTACCACGGAACACCTGTATGGGGTGACGCTGGTAACGTTCACCGTATTGCGGTCACCGGTGCTGGCGCATTTGTATCGTATGCACGTCCTGACCAATTAGCTGCATCAATTAAATACGCCCTTTCCGTTGCTATAGATAATGGAGCTTTTTCAGCGTGGAAGCGTGGCCTCGTTATTGACTGGCAGCAATTCTATCAATGGCTTATTCCTCATTATCATCACCCCAAACTGTCATTTTTTGTTATCCCTGATGTGGTTGAAGGTGGCGAAGCTGACAATGACGCGCTTATCGCTAAGCTACCGCGCTGCTTCAAAGACAAAGCAGCGCCAGTTTGGCATTTGCATGAATCATTGCATCGTTTAGTTGAGCTTTGCCGAGAGTGGCCGCGCGTGTGCTTTGGGTCGTCAGGTGAGTACACAACTATCAGAACCCAGCTCTGGCATCGCAGGATGTCAGATGCGTTTGAAACCATTTACTGCAAACATAGTTTCTCAACACAGGTGCACGGGCTCCGCATGCTCGATGGTAGGGTTTTGGGGAACTATCCTTTGGCGACTGCCGATAGCACAAACCTTGCCTGTAATGTGCCGAAATTCGAAGTCAAATACCCAGAGCTCACAAAAGCAATTCGCGAAGCCGATTATGCGAAAAACCTTTCTGAAGATGAACTTAAGGCAGTCATTCTCAAACGCCGTTGCGCCATTCTGAAAAATACTATTGAGGCCGTATCCCCTCCATCGATTGCAAGCTGGATATCAAAAGGGTTGGCTCCGCTTCAACTGGAGTTGGCTATCGCATGACGAAATATACATTTGCATACCCGTGGAATGCTCCACGGTCGGCAATAGCCAGCCCATACCTTACCTATGACCAACAGTATCGCCGCGACCGTATGTTCGCGGCTTTGCTGTATGCGAGAAAGGTGCTTTCTCTCCAGCCTGAGTGCGTGCGTTTTGATGTTTATCGAACCGCTGCGGTGCTGGAGCAAAATCAGGGCAGTCAACGAGCCAATGCTTTTTTAATCAGCTTCTGCAAAAAGGCATTGCCGCGTCTTGAACTGGTCGCAAAAAAATACGAGTGCGCGGGTATTAACAGCAATGTATCAGCCGCTGTTTTCGATGGTCATTTTGATACCCAGCTTATGCAATATCTGGCGTCACGCATGGTCAATATGGTCGCCAGATTTAACCGCCTCCCGGATATGTCGCGCGCCGATATTGACCTGCTGGCTGCTGATATCGCTAATTTCATTCGTTCTGAACTGGCTGATATTGATGACACCGGATTTAGCGAACTCAAAACGCTGTACACCTGGTACATGCGCGCCGGTTTTATTTCCCTGCAATTCAACGTTACACCGCCGAAATGGGAGCGTGTGACTAAAAAATATTTTGGCGAGGATGAAATCGCACCGGCAGTAATTCGAATGTTTAATGAGGTTTGGTGGCGTGGTCGTTTACGTCGCATTGCGTCTGCATGGCGCGAACATCTACAAATTGCTGTTGGCAATGTCAGTAAGAAAAAGCACGTCTATGCGAGTAAAAACTGCGTGACTGACTGGCGCGAGCAGAAACGCCGTACGCGCGAATTTCTTAAAGGACTGGAACTCGAAGACGAAGACGGCAATCGCATCAGTCTGATTGAAAAATATGATGGCTCGGTCGCTAACCCTGCGATACGTCGTTGCGAGCTGATGACCCGCATCCGTGGGTTTGAAAATATCTGCAATGAGCTCGGTTATGTCGGTGAGTTTTACACTCTGACTACACCGTCTAAATATCACGCCACCACCAAAGCGGGCTACCGTAACAGCAAATGGAACGGTGCCAGCCCATCGGACACGCAGAGCTATCTAACCGGTCTTTGGGCACGCATACGCGCCAAGCTACACCGGGAAGAAATCCGCATTTTCGGTATACGTGTTGCCGAGCCTCATCACGACGGAACGCCGCACTGGCACATGCTTATGTTCATGTTGCCGGAAGACGTCGAGCGTGTGCGTCGCATCATCCGTGATTATGCGTGGGAGGAAGACCTCCACGAACTGAGAAGCGATAAAGCCAAAAAAGCGCGCTTTCATGCCGAAGCCATTGACCCAGAAAAGGGTAGCGCTACCGGCTATGTCGCTAAATACATTTCCAAAAACATCGACGGATATGCTCTTGATGGTGAAACCGATGACGAAAGCGGTGAGCTGCTGAAAGAGACAGCCCCCGCCGTATCAGCATGGGCGGCGCGCTGGCACATCCGTCAGTTCCAGTTTATCGGCGGTGCGCCGGTGACGGTCTACCGTGAATTACGTCGTCTCGCTGATACCGAGACCGCGCACGGTCTGAGCGTTGAGTTTGCTGCCGTCCATGATGCCGCTGACGCCGGTGACTGGGCTGGTTACGTTAATGCGCAGGGTGGTCCGTTTGTCCGTCGCGATGATTTACAGGTGCGCACGCTGTATGAGCCGCGCCCCGAGTTTAACCAGTATGGTGAGGAAACCGTCTGCATTCGTGGCGTCTACGACTCTGCTGTCGGCGCTGGCACCCCGATTTTAACCCGGTTAACGCAGTGGAAAATTGTGCCGAAGCGTGCCGTTGATTTGGCCGTTGACGTTAAGGGCGCTCCTGCGCCCTCTCGGAGTTCTGTCAATAACTGTACGGGAAGCGAAAGCGATCCACCGGAACTCGATTTATCAAAACCCCTGAGTCGACGTGAAAGACGAGAGCTGACCAACCGACTCAGGAAGCAAAAACCAGCAATACGGCGAAAATTCATCCACGGAACGGATGAGCAAAACGCAGCTATAGCTAAAACTATCGACGAGATACAACTGACAACCGGCATTACAATCGGCCGTGGCGAAGCTCTGCACCTGATGGCCGGTGGTAAAAGTTGTTTTGATGGCAAATGGCTACGCGGAACGGCCAAAGGAGAAATATTCTTAGCAGCACCATCGCATCAGGCTAAGGCTAGAAAAATCCTTTATCGTGTTGCTGCGATGGCTGAGGCATCAAAACCAATGCCTGAGTAATTCATATCCATATCATGCACATACAGCAATCACCCTATTCATTTTTTTCTTCCCATCTTTTACCAATACGTGCTACTGTATAAATATACAGTACACCCTATGGGAGGGATTTCATGGTTGGCGAACATTTCAGCCGAACGCAGCAAAAGTGGGCTTGTGTGCAATTTATCGCCGAGGTATCTCTGATTGCAAACTGCAAGCCATCAGACTTAAAGCTCGCGCTCACTCTCATTGCAGACTTAGCAAACAGCGAAAATAACGAAACCGAAGATGATATTTTTTATAAGGCTGATTAGATTATGAGAATCAATATCACGTTGGATAAAGAGCAAAAAATTAGTCAGGCAACGTTGGATGCACTGGAGGCTGAGCTGTACCGCAATCTTCAACCTATTTACCCAAAGACTGCTATCCGCATTCGCAAGGGCTCCGCAAATGGTGTTGAGCTAAGCGGTTTGAAACTGGACGAAGATAAAAAACGAGTAATGGAAATCATGCAGCAAGTATGGGAAGACGATAGCTGGCTGCATTAATAAACGCCGCCAGCGCTGAAACTCGCTTTCAGTGCTGGCGGGGTTGAACAACGAGCTACGCGAGGCGTTAGTGTTAATTTAGTTTTAATGAATGGTACTCAACCGAGTCGACCTTAGATTTGATATATGTACAATCATTTACAGAGAGTAATGCTGCTAGTAAGCGACATACCAGAGCCTGCATTTCTCGTAATATATCATCACCATATTGACCGCCATTAACACTGGAGAAACCAAGCGGTTGACCATAGAAAATAGCCTCATGAAAATTATCATTGCGGATGGTTGTAATATTTTTTTTGCCTGTTACCCATGAAGGACGTGGTATGCCATAGGTTTCGCACAGCCACTTTAACCGCCTGGAGTGATTTAACGTTTTTTCAGGGCACTTGTTTTTTTCTGCCCACGCTAAAGCAAAACAACCATCCAATGCCATATAAAGATACTGGAACTTTTCAAATGAAAGGTATTGTGGGTTGTGAGATAAAAATAGTGCGTGCACCACTGCCGCTATTTTTATTGGTGATTTCTCAGTTTTTTGCTCGCTAGATATGTAATTGAGAGCCAATTCTATGATTGCTTTTTCAGAGCATCTGCCGAGAATAAAGTCTGTTAACTTAGCAGGCTTGATGGGGGTTGCATCTAAAAAACCAGCATCGGTGGTTGTTAATCTCATCCCCCTGAAAAAAGACAGGCACCACACTACAAAGTTGAGAGTTTCTAGCGAGGATGTATTTTTTAATTTTAGTATGTGCGTTTTTGGCAATCCGAATACTCGGCAACTATAAGGCATTATGGATATGCCGCCATTAAAGTTATATATCTCTTGGTTTCCTGGGTATATCCAGCCATTAACAACATTTTTGTCATTGTTAACGCGCTCTACTTTCTCAGCGAGGCCGGGTAAAGTAAGTAAAGAAAAATTTTCAGTCTCAATGTTAACTTCTACTGGATAGTATCCAAACTCAGATCCAATCTCATCGGGCTGCTGTTCGTTAACTTCACCTTGCATATCTTTCTCCGTTCAAAAATAGGCTCGATAGTTATGGAGAGGCTATCATGTTTGGAAATTGCCAATGTTCGTGATTTTTGTAAATTTAAGGTGATTTATCAATAAATAAGCTGTGCATGCAACAGGTGCATGGTTTTGCATGCGTCAGGCTTGCCCGTTCTGGTAGTGCGCAGCCAGAGCTGGCGCGGATCCAGAGTGGTCATGCAACTGCATTAAAACCGACCCATAAAGCGGGCAGGCGTGGCGGGGAAAGCATTGCGCGCCAGAGGTGGTGCGTAATGATAAAAATTATCGTCTGAGCGCCTCGTAATGGCGCTATCGTGGTTGCTGTCGCTTCGTTGGTGGTCGTGTGTGTTCGTGCGCGTGTGGCGCGTCTGAGGCGTGATGGTGGCGGGGTATGAAAAAGCCGCCATGCTGGCGGCTTGAGGGAATTATTCCGGGTTGTCGAGGGTGTACTCTTTGAACCTGATGACCTCCATGCCGAGCCAGTCGTTTACCTCCCTGAACCTGTCCTGTAGCGGCGACAGCTCATTGCGCACAAATACCTTTGCCACCTTCTCAACGTCACCGAGTGAGCCGATATTCTCGGGCTTGCCACCCATTAGCTGGAACGGCACGCGGTGCGCATCCATCAGGTCGGCGGCACTGGCTTTCTTGATATTGAAAAAGTCATCCTTTGTGGCGACCTCGCTCAGTGGCACGATTTTGATACCGTCCGGTTTTCCGCCGGGGGCGTAGAAAAACAGGTTCTTAAAGTTGCCGAGCCCTTTCGAGTTGCGCATCGCCTCGCGCAGCGATTCGACGTCGGTCGCGCTCTGCGCCGGGTCGGTCACATACATGATGTAACCCGCGTGCGCGCCGTTCTGGTAATACTTGCGACGGAATAGCGTCGCGGATTCATTCAGCCAGGCAGAATTAAGCGCACTGAGATATTCCGGCAGGCCGTAAATTTCCTGATTAATGTCAGGCTCCAGCAGGTGAAACACGGTGTCAGGCGCGAACTCATGCGGCAGAGTGAAGTTTTCCACAAACCAGAAAATCGAATCATCAACCCCACGACGGGTATATTTGGCCGGTGAGGTCAGTAGCTTGATTAACTGGCCGGTGACGCTGTGGCGCTGCTCAAGAAAGGCGTTGCCGAATACCAGATAGTCGAGCGCAAAACGGCTGAAATCCTGACGGGATAACAACGGGTGCGGAATGTAGGTGCTCGCGAGCACGTTGCGTTTAACGTAAATCGGTGAGCTGTGATGCACGGCAGAGCGCAGGCTCTTTGCCAGCCCGGAGAAGCTGACCGGCGGCTCGTACCATTTGCCGTTACTGATGCACTCGACATAATCCAGAATATCGCGCTTATCGAGTACCGGCACCGGCTCGCCGAAGGTGAACGCCTCCATTTTTTGCGGGGCGCTGGCGGTCGTGGCGACTGTTTTGCGTGGCTTGCGCTTGCTCATGCTGCCACCTCACCCGCTGCAACAGCGAAAGACCAGTCGCAGCCAAACAGCAGACGATAATCATCGTCGCTGTATTCGCGTTTAATTTCTTGAGGCGCAAAGAGATTGCACCCGCGCTGGCATGCTGCATCCAGAGTGACCGACTGACGCCAGACACCATCTGTGCAAAATACGCTGTCGCCAGTATTGATTAGCGGTGACGGTCGGCGCTTGCGGGTTGTGCCGCTCCACACCCTGAATGCTGCATAGCTGTCTGATGGTGTGGTGAACATCGTCAGATTGTGGCGTTTATGGCTGGCGATAGCTGCCGCGACTTTTGCCGCTCTTAGAGGGTTATTGAACCACCCGAACTCATCAAGATAGACATTACCAGCCAGCGCGGCGCAATGGGATTCCTCGCCGACAAAGCTGATAACCGCACCGTCGTCGAGCTGCAGGCTGTGGCCGTTGCTCGTAAGGCTGACACCGACGCGCGCCGAAAGGTTGTTCATGTACATCAGCGCCACGCGCGCATGCTCAACGGTGTGAGCAAACCAGACCTGATTATCGCCCGTTGTCAGCGCATCGAGCAGCGCCTCGCGACTAAAGAGCTGCGTTGCGCCAATCTGGCGCGATTTGGTGATACTGCGGTCGATATTGAGTTTTCCGACCCGCAGCCATACTGCCTGATAATCAAAGCTGTCATTGTGCAGAATATCGGCCATTGCCTGAATCTGGCTTTGTGAGAAAACGTTATTTTTCATTAATTAAACTCCAGAATAGATTTAGGCTGCATGCCGCTACCGGCAGAAAGCGGTTCGTTTAACAGGGCGTGCATGGTCGCCCATGCGATATCGGCGTGACTGGCTTCCTCGGTACGACTGGCCTCATAGGTGGCACTGCGCCCGCTGCTGGTCATGGTTTTGCGAATCGACATAAACGACTGCGTGACGTCGGTTGCCCCGGCGTCGTACTCCAGACAGCCACGGCGAATGGTGTCTTTTGCCTTGAGAACCATCGCGGTTTTCATTTCAGGTGTGTAACGGATGCCGCGTGCCGCCGGGTAGAATGAGCGCACCAACTGGAATACGCCCAGACCGAGGCCGGTTGCGTCAATGCCGATGTATTCGACGTTGTATTTCTCGGTCAGTTTGCGGATGCCCTCTGCCTGCGCGGCAAAGTCCATGCCTTTCCACTGGTGGCGCTCCAGCATGCGGAACTTGCCACCCGAGACCACCGGCGGTGCGAGCACGACACATCCGGCACTGTCGCCAGTGTGCGACGGGTCGTAGCCAATCCAGACCGGGCGAGAACCGAAAGGATGGTCGGCGAACGGGGCAAAGTCCTCCCATTCTTCCATCACATCGACCATGCAGCGCTGCAGCTCCTCGAACGGGAATACCGATGCCTTATCGTCGACAAACTCGCACATAAACAGGTTCTTAAAATCATCATCACTGTTTTCGCGTTTGAGCTGGTCGAGGTCGAACAGGGTGCAGCCCCCGGCAAGGGCGTCCTCAATGGTGACAATCTGCCGCCACTGGCCATCGTCGCAGAGCTGACCACCGGCGAGCGCGCGGTGACTGATGTCGATTTCGATGCGGTCAGCGGCACTGGCGCGCCCCTTGTTGAACAGCTCACCCGACCAGAAGGGGTAAGCCCCGTGCGCCAGTGTTGAGGGGGTCGAAAAGTAGGTTGAGCGCAGGTGCTTCTGCGAAGCCATGCCCGAGGCGACTTTGCGCAGTTTCTGAAAGTTCGGAATCCAGAATATTTCATCGACATACAGGTCGCCGTTATGGCTCTGCGCGGTGTTGGAATTGGTACCGAGAAAAATCAGTTTTGCGCCGTTGTTACCGATGACAATCGGGTCGCCGGTCAGGTCGACGTCGACCAGTCGCGCAAACTGGATGATGTATTCGCGGAACACGTAAGCCTGCGTTTTACTGGCTGACAGAAATATCTGGTTATGACCGGTTTTGAGCGCGCGCAGCAGCGCCTCGCGGGAGAAATAGAACGTCGCGCCAATCTGGCGGGATTTGAGAATGTCACGAATACGGTGCTCCAGTCCTGCGCGGTACCACTGCAACTGGTACTCGAAAGACTGGTCGAAAAATAATTCTTCCAGTTTCTCGATAGCCTCGTCGCTGAAAAAATTCTTTTTCGGCTTTTTGCGCTCCCCTTTGTTGCGGTTGGCGACGTTGGGGTTAAGGTCGGCCTCGTTGCCGGTCTGGCTGTAGCGGTTGACGCGCGCCAGCCGTTCAATCTGCCGTCCGAGCAGGTCAATCTCTTTGAAATCGCCGCCTGTCTTTTGCGGCTTGGCGATGAGCTGAATCAGCCTGGCCTCAAGGCTGCTTTCAACGCGGGAAATCGGCGCGATGCCGTCCCAGCCGTCGCGCTGCTTCCAGCTCTGCACGGTCGGGCGCTTGACCTGCAGCATTTCGGCAATCTGTGGCACGGAAAAGCCCTGCCAGTAAAGCAGCGATGCCTGTCGTCGCGGGTCATGCAACAAGGTTGTATCGGTGGAAATGGTCATTGATGCCTCGCCGTAGTGGATTCAGGGCAAGGCTACTTAATGGCCGTCAGTGATTCGCTAAGGTGCTGTTGTGTGGGCGATTGTCCAGCCGTCGTTAGTGGTCTGGCGTGCCCGGAGTCTGGAAACTGGCGTTGACCAGTAACCCTAACCTCAGGACTCCTGACAATGGCAAAAAAAGTCTCAAAATTCTTTCGCATCGGCGTCGAGGGTGATACCTGCGACGGGCGCATTATCAGCGCCAGTGATATTCAGGAAATGGCCGAAACCTATGACCCGCGCGTCTACGGTTGCCGTATCAACCTTGAACACCTGCGCGGCCTGCTGCCTGATGGCATATTCAAGCGTTATGGCGATGTGGTCGAGCTGAAAGCCGAGAAAATTGACGACGATTCTGCGCTTAACGGCAAATGGGCGTTGTTCGCTAAAATCACCCCGACCGATGACCTTATTGCGATGAATAAAGCCGCGCAGAAGGTCTACACCTCAATGGAAATTCAGCCGAATTTTGCCAATACCGGCAAATGCTATCTCGTTGGTCTGGCTGTGACCGATGACCCGGCAAGCCTCGGCACCGAATACCTCGAATTCTGTCGCAATGCAAAACACAATCCGCTTAACCGATTTAAGGCTAACCCTGAAAACCTGATTTCAGCGGCAACGCTTGCAGAGCTTGAGTTTGAAGACCAGCCGGAAACGGTATTTACCGCCCTGACTGACAAGGTGAAAGCCATTTTCAGCCGTAAGCAGGTCAGCGACGATGCGCGCCTGAATGATGTGCATGAAGCGGTGACCACCGTCAGCGAACATGTGCAGACCAACCTGACCAAACAGGACGAGCGCCTTTCTGCTATGGAAACCGCGTTTGCCAACTTGAGTAAGGAGCTGACCGGCAAGGTTGAAGAAACCAGCCAGGCATTTTCCGCCCTGAAAACCACCATCGATAAAACCGAAAGTTTCAGCCAGCCGCGACGCACGAAAGCCAGCGGCGGTGGCGGCGATGAGCTGCTGACCGACTGCTGATAAACCGCAGACCCGAAACCGGGCGGCAACCCCGCCCGATGCAGTGACTAACCGATAAATTCAAACAGGAAATACTATGCGCCCGGAAACCCGTTTTAAGTTCAATGCCTATCTGAGCCAGCTCGCCAAACTGAACGGCATCAGCGTTGATGACGTCAGTAAAAAATTCGCCGTCGAGCCGTCCGTCACGCAGACGCTGATGAACAAAGTGCAGGCGTCATCCGCGTTTTTGCAGACGATTAACCTTCTGCCGGTCGCAGAAATGAAGGGTGAAAAAATTGGCGTCGGTGTGACCGGTACTATCGCCAGCACGACCGACACCTCGGGCGATGATGAGCGTAAGACCGCAGATTTCACCGCGCTTGAGTCTAACAAGTACGAGTGCGACCAGATTAACTTTGACTTCCACCTGAAATATAAAACCCTCGACCTGTGGGCGCGTTACCAGGACTTCCAGCGCCGTATTCGTGACGCCATTGTCCAGCGTCAGGCGCTCGATTTCATCATGGCCGGTTTTAACGGTACCACCCGCGCCGCCACCTCTGACCGCACCAAAAATCCGATGCTGCAGGATGTGGCCGTCGGCTGGCTGCAGAAATACCGCAATGAAGCCCCGACGCGCGTGATGAGCAACATCACCGACGCTGACGGTAAGGTCGTTTCAGCAGTGATTCGTGTCGGTCGAAACGGTGACTATGAGAACCTCGACGCGCTGGTGATGGATGCGACCAACAACCTGATTGACGAGGTTTATCAGGATGACCCGAAACTCGTTGCCATCGTTGGCCGTAAGCTGCTGGCCGACAAATATTTCCCGCTGGTGAACAAGCCGCAGGAAAACAGCGAAGCGCTCGCGGCAGATATCATCATCAGCCAGAAGCGAATCGGCAACCTGCCTGCTGTGCGTGTGCCGTACTTCCCGGCGAATGCCGTGTTAGTGACCACGCTGGAAAACCTCTCTATCTATTTCATGGATGAGAGCCACCGCCGCAGCATTGATGAAAACCCGAAAAAAGACCGTGTGGAAAACTACGAGTCGATGAATATCGACTATGTGGTCGAGGCGTATGCCGCCGGGTGCCTGCTGGAAAACATCACCCTGGGCGATTTCACCGCACCTGCAGCACCGGAAAGCGGAGCCTAAACCATGACGAGTCCCGCACAGCGTCACATGATGCGGGTCTCGGCCTCTCAAGCCGCGCAGCGGGAGCAAGCCCCGCTGCGCCATGCAACCGCCTATGAGCAGATGCTGGTTAAGCTGGCCGATGACCGCCGCACGTTAAAAAACATCCGTTCAAACGAACGTAAAGCCGAGAAAAAGCGCGAGCTGCTGCCGTTCTATGCGCCGTGGGTCGCCGGTGTGCTGGCTGATGGCCGTGGTGCGCAGGATGACATTGTCATGACCGTCATGCTGTGGCGTCTCGATGCCGGTGATATCGCTGGCGCGCTGGAAATTGCCCCCTACGCGCTGAAATACGGCCTCACCTCTGACCATCGCCGCACAACACCTTACATGCTGGTTGAGGAAGTGGCGCTTGCCGCGCAGCGTCTGCGCGATGCCGGTGAGTCTGTCGACCTTTCCTGGCTGCAGACCACTATCGATCTGACCGACGGCGCTGACGTTCCCGATATGGTGCGTGCCCGTCTGCATAAGGTGACTGGCCTGACCCTGCGTGATGCCGGTATGAATGCCGAGGCGCTGGCGCAGTTTCAGCGCGCGATGCAGCTCGACCGCAATGCCGGTGTGCGCAAGGAGATTGAGCGACTGGAACGGGCATTGAAGCCAAAGCCAGAGGCCGCACCCCGTAAAACGACTAAACCGCGCACGCGCAAACCTGCCAGCAAACCGGCAGCAAAGCGCGGGCGTCCACCAAAGGCGGCAAAACCGCCGGTTAACTGAACGCTCCCCGAGCCGGGCGGCACGCCGGTCAAAGCAGGCAAAGACCTGACGGCGACCGGCGTCCACCGCCCAACCTGATGAGGTTGTCATGACGACAGTGATACTGAACCAGCCCGATGAACCGCAGGACGTACCGGGCGTGGTGATTCCCGCACCGGAGACAGGCGGTGCAGTGATTAAAAACACGTTCTTTTTCCCTGATGTGGATCCGAAGCGCGTGCGCGAACTGATGCGCCTTGAGCAGACGGTTTCCGATGCGCGCCTGCGCAATGCCATCAAGACCGGCATGGCCGAGACCAATGCGGAGCTTTACGACTACCGGCTGCGCCAGACAGCCGCCGGGTTTAAGCAACTGGCCGACGTGCCTGCCGAGGAAATCGACGGCGAGAATGTGCGCGTTTTCCACTACCTCAGCGCCGTGACGGCGATGGCGACCGCCACCCTGTATGAGCGTTATCGCGGCGTTGAGGCCACCGGCAAGGGTGACAAAAAAGCCGACAGTGTGGAAACCACCATTGATGACCTGTGGCGGGATATGCGCTGGTCAGTTGCGCGTCTGCAGGACAAGCCGCGCTGCATAGTGGGTCAGCTCTGATGAAAGTCAGGGCAATGCAGGGCGACACCCTCGATGCGATTTGCGCCCGGTATTACGGGCGCACTGAGGGCGTGGTCGAGACGGTGCTGCAGGCTAATCCGGGTCTGTCTGAGCTGGGAGTCATTCTGCCGCATGGTACCGAGATTGACCTGCCCGATGTGCCATCTTCACCAGTAACTAACACTATCAATCTTTGGGAGTAAACCATGACAGAAGGGGAAAAAGGCGTCCTGTCACTGTTTGTGATTGGCGTGATGATTGTTGTCGGGAAAGTGCTGGCAGGTGGTGAGCCCATCACCCCGCGCCTGTTTGTCGGACGCATGCTGCTCGGCGGTTTCGTTTCGATGGTCGCCGGTGTTGTTCTGGTGCAGTTTCCTGATATGTCACTGCCTGCCGTGTGCGGGATTGGATCCATGCTCGGCATTGCCGGTTATCAGGTGGTGGAAATCGCCATACAGCGCCGCTTTAAGTCACAGAAAGGGGAAGACGATGCCGGTCATTAATACTCACCAGAATATCGCCGCCTTTCTGGACATGCTGGCGTATTCCGAAGGAACAGCGAACCATCCGCTGACGAAAAACCGTGGCTATGACGTCATTGTCACCGGTCTTGATGGTAAGCCAGAGATTTTCACCGATTACAGCGACCACCCTTTCGCACATGGCCGACCACCGAAAGTGTTTAATCGCCGTGGTGAGAAATCCACGGCATCGGGGCGTTACCAGCAGCTTTATCTGTTCTGGCCGCACTATAAAAAACAGCTCTCGTTGCCTGATTTCAGTCCACTGTCGCAGGACAAGCTCGCGATCCAGCTAATCCGGGAACGCGGTGCTATTGACGATATCCGGGCGGGGCGTATTGAGCGTGCTGTTTCCCGTTGTCGCAATATCTGGGCGTCATTACCGGGTGCCGGTTACGGCCAGCGCGAGCACAGTCTCGAAAAGCTGGTCACTGTCTGGCGCACGGCTGGCGGGGTGGAGGCATGAAAGTCCTGATAACGCTGCTTGTGCTGGCAGTGCTCGGGTTGCTGTGGTTGCGCCATGAGAACGGCAATTTATCCCGCTCTTTTGAGGCGGCAAATCGTGTCGCGAGCGAGCAAAAGACGACGATTGGCATGCTGAAAAATCAGCTCAGTGTTGCCGGTCAGCTCGCCCGACGTAATGAATCCGCGCAGGTGGCACTGCGCGAGCAGCTCGCAAAGGCAAGTGCAGAAGCCAGCCGCCGTGAGCAGACGATAACGAGGTTACTTAATGAAAATGAAGCCTTTCGCCGCTGGTATAACGCTGCTCTGCCTGATGTTGTGCGTCGGTTGCACACCCGCCCCGCCTGCGCCAGCGCCGGTGATTGTGGTCAACGGATGCCCGAAGGTGAGCCTTTGCCCGATGCCGGGAAGTGACCCGAAAACAAATGGTGACCTGAGCGCGGATATTCGCCGTCTTGAGGGCGCGCTGACTGCCTGTGCGCTGCAGGTCAAAACCGTCAAACACTGTCAGGATGAACTCGATGCAAAAGCACAAAAGCCTGCGCAAAGCGCTGATTAACGCCGTGCCGCAGCTCCGAAATAACCCCGATATGCTGCGCCTGTTTGCCGACAACGGCCATACCGATTCCCGACTGGCGAGCTCGCTGTCGTTTGAAAAGGTGTACGTGCTTAACGTGGTGGTGACTGACTTCACCGGCGACCTCGACTTGATATTTGTGCCGGTGCAGGCGTGGCTGCGTGAGCATCAGCCGGACATTATGACCACCGACGCCGGGAGGGAGAAAGGATTCACCTGGATGATTGATATCAATAACGACGATTCGCTCGATATCAGTATCAGCCTGAGACTCACCGAGCGCACGCTCGTCAAAGAAGTCGACGGCGCACTGCACGTCAGCTATGCGCCGGAGCCGTCGCTGCCTGAACCCGTGACGCGCCCGGTCGAGCTGTACGTTAACGGTGAGCTGGTGAGTAAGTGGGATGAGTGAGTTAACCGCACTGCAGGAGCGCCTTGCCGGTCTGATTGCCAGCCTGTCACCGGCGGCGCGTCGTCAAATGGCGGCTGAGATTGCGAAAAAGCTGCGCGCCAGTCAGCAACAGCGTATTAAGCGGCAGCAGGCACCCGACGGCACCCCGTATGCCGCGCGAAAGCGCCAGCCGGTGCGGAGCAAGAAAGGCCGCATTAAGCGCGAAATGTTCACCAGACTGCGCACCAATCGCTTTATGAAAGCCAAAGGCAGCGACAGTGCGGCGGTGGTGGAATTTACCGGCAAAGTGCAGCGCATGGCGCAGGTGCATCAGTATGGCCTCAAAGACCGGCCAAACCGCAACAGCCGCGATGTGCAGTACGAGGCGCGCCCGTTGCTCGGTTTCACCCGCGACGATGAGCAGATGATTGAAGACGTCATTCTCAGTCACCTCGGCAAATAAATATTGTGTGAGCCATCACCGGAGCCGCGCGAATTGGCGCGGCTCCAGACCAGAGGCATCCTTGCACTATGAATACGTTATCCACTTTACAGGAGCTCGCGCGCGCAATTCGCAACCTCATCCGCTCAGGTGTGGTGACTGAGGTCGATATTGTGCAGGGGCTGTGCCGCGTACAAAGCGGCGGGATCCAGACTACATGGCTGAACTGGCTGACTACCCGCGCCGGTCGTTCGCGTACATGGTGGGCTCCCTCGGTCGGTGAGCAGGTGCTGCTGCTGGCGATTGGTGGCGAGCTTGATACCGCTTTCGTTCTGCCGGGGATTTTCTCAGACGATAACCCCGCCCCGTCTGCCTCGGCGGATGCGTGGCATGTGCTGTTCCCTGATGGCGCGGTTATGGAGTACGAGCCGGAAACCGGTGCGCTGACGGTCAGCGGCATCAAGACTGCCGACGTGACGGCATCGGAGTCCATCACCGCCACCGTGCCGGTGGTGCTGGTCAAAGCGGCAGAGCGTATCACCCTCGACACCCCGGAGGTGGTCTGCACCAACAAACTGACGACGGCGACGCTTGAGGTGCAGAAAGGCGGCACCATGCGGGGAAACATCGAACATACCGACGGCACGTTGAAATCAAACGGTGTGCAGGTTGATGACCACGGTCACGGCGGCGTGCAACGGGGCGGGAGCTGGACGGAGGGCACCAAATGACGGCGCGCTATATGGGGATGAACCGCAATTCCGGCCTCGCTATCCGTGACAGTGAGCATATCAGCCAGAGCATGCGCGACATTCTGCTGACGCCGGTCGGCTCGCGGGTAATGCGTCGTGAATATGGCTCGCTCCTGTCTGCGTTGATTGATATGCCGCAAACCCCGGCGCTCAGGCTGCAAATCATGGTGACGTGCTATTCCGCGATCCAGAAGTGGGAACCACGCATCAGGCTTACATCCATCAGTTTTGAGCGCGGCGACACTGGCGAAATGTATGTCGATATTACCGGTATGCGTACCGATACGGGTGCGTCAGTTTCAACCACTGTTTCACTGAGTTAAATCACTATGGCAACTGTTGACCTGAGTCTGCTACCTGTTCCCGATGTGGTCGAGGAACTGGACTATGAAACTATCCTTGCGGAGCGCATTGCGACGCTGATTTCGCTCTATCCAGAAGACCAGCAGGAAGCCGTCGCCCGGACGCTCGCGCTTGAGTCTGAGCCGGTTGTTAAGCTGCTGCAGGAAAACGCCTACCGTGAGGTTATCTGGCGTCAGCGTGTCAATGAGGCAGCACGTGCAGTCATGCTGGCTTATGCCATAGACAGTGACCTCGATAATATCGGGGCGAATTTCAATGTTGAGCGCCTTGTCGTCACGCCTGCTGATGACACCACCATCCCACCCACTCCGGCAGAAATGGAGCTCGACGCCGATTATCGCCTGCGCATACAGCAGTCATTTGAAGGAATGAGCGTGGCGGGCTCTACGGGTGCCTATGAATTTCATGGCCGCAGTGCTGACGGGCGTGTCGCTGATATTTCTGTTATCAGCCCTTCCCCCGCGTGCGTCACGATATCTGTGCTCTCGCGTGAAAATAACGGCGCGGCGTCTGATGAACTTCTGAGCATTGTACGCAATGCGCTTAACGGTGAAGACGTGAGGCCGGTTGCTGACCGTGTAACGGTGCAGTCAGCTCAGATTGTTGATTACCAGATACGCGCAACGCTTTTCATTTATCCGGGGCCGGAAAGTGAGCCGATTCGCGCAGCGGCTGAGGCGAAGCTCAAAGCCTATGCCAGCGCTCAACACCGGTTAGGGCGGGATATTCGCCTGTCGGCCATCTATGCCGCGTTACATGTTGAGGGGGTGCAGCGTGTCGAGCTTACGGCGCCAGTGGCTGACATTGTGCTTGATAAAACGCAGGCCTCCTTTTGCACAGACTATCAGATAGTGATTGGTGGCTCCGATGAGTGATGCGCGCCTGTTACCTGCAGGCTCATCACCTCTTGAGGTGGCTGCTGCCCGTGCCTGTGCAGATATTGAAAATACCCCCATTCCGTTACGCCGCCTTTGGAGCCCTGACAACTGTCCTGCAAACCTTTTGCCGTGGCTGGCGTGGGCGTTTTCCGTTGACCGCTGGGATGAGAACTGGCCGGAAGAAACCAAGCGTGACGTTATTCGCAGTGCGTATTACATCCACTGCCACAAAGGGACGATAGGCGCAGTCCGGCGTGTGGTTGAGCCGCTCGGTTACGTCATTAACGTTACTGAGTGGTGGGAGAATGACGACCCGGCGGGCACTTTTCGTCTTGATATCGGTGTGCTGGAAAGCGGCATCACCGAAGAAATGTATTTAGAAATGGAACGGTTAATTGCGGATGCAAAACCTGCAAGCCGTCACCTGATTGGTCTGAATATTATTCAGGACATAGCGGGCTATATATACACCGGCGGTGTGGCATATGACGGCGACATTATTACGGTTTACCCGGATGAGTGAGGAATAATGAGCAAAAAATTTAAAACAATTATTACCACCGCCGGTGCTGAGAAACTGGCGGCAGCCACTGTGCCGGGTGGTAAAAAAGTGAACCTTACTGCGATGGCTGTCGGTGATGGTGGCGGCACGCTGCCGGAGCCAGACGCCGGTCAGACGAAGCTCATTAATGAGGTCTGGCGTCATGCGCTGAATAAAATCAGCCAGGACAATAAAAATAAAAACTACATCGTAGCAGAGCTGGTCATCCCTCCTGATGTGGGGGGCTTCTGGATGCGCGAGCTGGGTCTGTATGATGATGCAGGCACGCTGATTGCCGTTGCCAATATGGCTGAAAGTTACAAGCCGAAGCTGGCCGAGGGCTCGGGGCGTGCGCAGACCTGTCGTATGGTGATTATTGTCAGCAACGTTGACTCGGTGGCGTTATCCATTGATGCAACAACGGTGATGGCAACGCAGGATTATGTCGACGACAAACTCGCCGAGCATGAGCAGTCCCGCAACCATCCTGACGCCACGCTGAAAGAAAAAGGTTTTGTGCAACTCAGTAGCGCCACCGACAGCGAGTCTGAGAGCCACGCAGCGACGTCGAAAGCAGTTAAGGCGGCGTATGACCTTGCCAATGGTAAATATACGGCTCAGGACGCGAGCACAGCGCAAAAAGGCATTGTGCAACTAAGCAGCGCAACTGATAGCAATGATGAAAGTAAGGCCGCAACCCCGAAAGCAGTCAAAATCGCGATGGATAATGCCAATGCGCGTCTTGCTAAAGAGCGGAATGGTGGGGATATCCTTAACCCTGCATTATTCAGGCAAAACATAGGTATTTACGATGCTTCTACCTCACAAAAGGGGCTGGTTCGT